CTGGTCAAGGTGTTACTGTCTTTGGACAGAAAACAACACAGAAGAAAGCTTCTGCTCTTGACCGAGTAAATGTAAGAAGATTGTTAATTAATCTAAAAACATTTGTTGCAAGTTCATCAAGAAATCTTCTATTTGAACAAAATACAAATTCATTAAGAAATCAGTTCTTAAATCTTGTAAATCCTTATATGGAAGAAGTTCAAGCTAATAGTGGATTGAGTGCTTTTAGAGTTGTGATGGATGATAGTAACAATACACAAGAGACAATTGATAGAAATCAATTGATAGGACAGATATTTATACAACCAACAAGGGCTGCTGAATTTATTGTGCTAGACTTTGTTGTTCAACCGACAGGCGCTGCTTTTCCTGAATAGTTTTTAGGGAAATAGATATTTATTACTATAGGAGATAAATAATGGCAACAGTAACACCACAAGAATTATTTTACACACCGTATGAACCGAAATTAAAAAATCGGTTTATCATGGAGCTTGGAGATACAGGCATACCTGCTTTTACAATCAAGACGATGCAAAGACCACAAATAACTTTTGATGAAGTTGTTTTGGAACACATGAACATCACAAAGTATGTAAAAGGTAAAGGTAGATGGCAAACTCTACAGATTACTTTGTATGACCCGATTGTACCTTCAGCTGCTTCAGCTGTAATAGATTGGGTAAGACTACATCATGAAAGTTCTACTGGTCGTGATGGGTATCAAGACACTTATAAGAAAAATGTTACTTTTCAAGTTTTAGGACCTGTAGGTGACATTGTTGAAAAGTGGACACTACACGGTACTTACATCTCAGATGCTGCTTTTGGTGATTTGGATTTTACTGATTCTAATCCTGTTGAAATTACACTAACCCTAAGATACGATTACGCTATATTGGAGTTCTAATGAAAAACATACTTAAATTAATACTTTCTGCTGTAATTCTTTTTGGTGCTGTTCCTACTGTTAATGCTATGGAAATGAACATGGCTGGTATGGAAGAAATCAAAAAGAAAAAGAAAACCAAGAAGAAGAAAATGAAGAAAGCTGCTAAAAAGAAGAAAGGTTTCTTTTCAAAAATCTTCGGTTCTAAGTAGTACATAGTTATAAAAACACTAAGGAGTTATAATGTCAGAACATAAG